CCGGCCTGAAAGTTCCCCTCGAGCATTTGGGAGCGTAAGGGCTCCGGCAAGGCCTGTAGGACCGCCTCGTAGTTTGTACCCATCAAAAAGGGGTTGTCCTGTACTTTGGAGGGAATGAATGTTCGGGACATCGGCTTGACCATGACCCCTTTGACCCGGATCGGCTTACCGTCTGGAACCTCCACATCCTTCCCATCGATCGTGGTGTACCAACGGAGCTCCCCAGGTTCAGCTGGGTGTGGATGCTTAGGATCGAGCCAAGGACCCCAATAAGAGATTACCCATCGGCCATCCTCATTTACTGGGGGGTTCCCGGTACAAACGATCCGACAGCGCTGTCCCTGAATGGTGGTTCGTAACCAGGTACACAGGAAGCGAAATTGATGTTCCAGAAAGTTACAAATTTCATCGAAAAAACAGCCGTCATGAGCGCGCCCTTGCCAACGAGTCTCATCTCCGGGATCTTTACAACTGCCAAATTCAATTTGACGATCCGGGAGTCTCCAAATCAACTGTTGAGAATTCAAGCCATCTCGTGTACCGAGGATCTCTGCCAGTCGATCAACCAACCCAACCGTTTGGGTGGCCTCACGCCTAAAAACAATGGACCGTTTGTGCTGGGTCAGGGCAAGGCCAAGGAGAAGATCACTGTTATGGGTAGGAACCATGGATCGACTGGCAAGATAAATCCCCGTGGGATTATCGACCGTCAGGCATCGCATAGGTACAGAAAGTATTGGTTCACAACTGACAATGTATCGAAATTTTGTAGTTCTCCTAACCGATAATTTTTGCCTCCTTTTCTTGCGTTCCAGCCTAAAAACATATTCAGAGGGAGTCCATTTAATATTCCATACGGGACCACAATCCTTCCCGTATAATTTTGCTCGCCTCTCGGTGACCTTAGCTTTCCACCCCATGGATACAATCAAATCGTGGGTGCCCTCGGCAAGTTCCTCTCTTGTTGTAGTGAATGATACTGACCCAGATTTGTTGGCCGTCCCATCGGCATCCATTAATCCATAAAGAAGTGCCAACCGCTGAACTTTAGAGGCCCGCAGATATGCAGATGGAATGTGTTTATGTCCCAGTAGTTCATGCTCTCTTAACTTGACCTTAAAACCCCCATTGATGCCGTATGAATACTTTTCGTTTTTTCGCTTCTTACATTCATACTCGGTGGTATTAATGTAATCCACTATGTCTTGGTCAGATGTGGTAATTGCTGCTTGTGCCGAAGTCCCATCACCCAACCAAAGGCCGAGTAAATACGGATCTATTGGAAGTTCCATGTTAGGTAATTCTAAAGCATTGCAGACTCGAATTGCGTGATTCTTCCTTGTTCCATTTCGAACAGTAATTGTATTGTGGATCTCTTCGGCGGTTCTTACTGTGCCACAAGGAGGTGAGATTGTCATTGGTCTAAGTTTTTCATTTAAAGCACATAACCTTCGATATTTAGCATCTGAAGTTGTTATCTTCCTCCTGCTTTTTCTGCGCCTTCTCCTTGCAACCCTCCATTCTGGATCAAGCCGTGTGAGTTGTGCTAATTCTCTGGCATCAAACGTAAGCCAGCGATGATCTGAAGAGGCATCTATCTCTGTCCCATCATCAAATTTGAGTCGATAGCTAACCGGCGATGGGTTAATAGGATGAATTTGTAAAACTCGAATTAATTTTCCAAGTTCTGAAAAAACAAGATCTCTCTCTTGAATTTCCCCTATTGTCGTCCATCCACCTTGAGTAGGAATCGGGGTATCAAGGGCTAACGCTTTCGACCCGCCTGCTGAACCACCAAAAAACACAATATCCGCAGGGTTCTCGAGTGCATCCATCTGTGGGCCCGGAAGAGGTGTCCAAGTCGGATTGTCAAGGTTCTCCAAGACCTCCCGCTGCAACTCTTGGAATTCATCGGGATTCAAGCCCTCTAAAATATGCGAGAGTTCAATTATTTGTTTGGCTGAGGATTGCAATCACTCCCCCTCATCCAAATATCTCTTTTTGAACATTCTTCATTCTCTTCTCTTGTAACTCTGTATACCCCAGGTCAAAACCAACACCCACTCGATTCAGCCTCTCGGCCACCCGCATCACGGTTCCTGACCCACAGAAGGGATCGAGGACTATGCCAGGACGGAAGCCAGCATTACAACCACAATCGGTATAACCGAGAAATTCTAATTCTTGATGATATTCTTCTCCTCTTTCTCTTGCTGCCTGCCTCAATAATGAAATCCGGTTCGCTCCCGTTCCTTTTTCATATTTTGAATCCGTTTTAGATTCATGACTCGTAAACTTTGGCTTGATAATCTTCTCCCTCGCCTTCCCGCACTTCTTACAAACGAATGAAGGGCAACCCGCCTTAATCATCGGCTCGACAAGGGATTCAGGGAAGGTTGCGAAGTGACTTTCAGGATAGGGTTGAGTCGGTATAGTCCAGACACAGCGACGGTTACGGCCTTGGGGATTTAATTCTATTTTTATCTTTTCTCCGGCAGCCAAAGATTTCTGACCAAAGGTTCCATGCGGTTTCTTGTCGGTGGAAATATGCGATTCATACTGCTGCTCAAACCAGTATTTCCTTGACTTCACAAAGAAGAAAATAGGCTCAAAATCCACGGTGAAGCGGTCCTTTGCCGAGGAGGGCATACAATTTGGCTTGTGCCAGATTATCTTTGAGCGCAAAATCCAACGTTCTGGTTTATGGAGTTTGAATAATGGAAGAAGTTCTAAGGGGATATCTCGTTTGCGTAGACGAAGGTTCTTTCCTCTTGATGGGGGCAAAATCCAAACTTTCCGATTGCCCAATTGCAATTCATACACAAAACCCTGAAACCTTCTGGATAATTCATCTTCTTTAGCCACTGATAAACCGATCCACACCTTTTTAGTTCCTTCTTGTGTTCCGGTGTTTTCCCATTGATGTGATCTATCGTTAGAAATAGATAAATCGTTTCCCCACAGCAAGCGCACTTGGGAGGATTCCCACCATAGTTCGTCATTGCTTGCATTTTTAATCTTCGGTGTGCTTTTGCATTCCCTTTCATCACCCTCATTATTTCTTCTTCCCGATTCGACCAATAATGCTTCCTGCTGTAAGCTCGAATTTTGTCTCGGTTCTTCTCTACCCATTCCTTCATTCGTTTTTGAAATTGTCCTCGATGTTCCACTCTCCATTTTCGCTGATACGCCGTGTTGTATTCCCTTTCCTTGATCGGGTCTTTGTAGGGCATAGTATGTATCCTCCGTAACATTCAAATTATTACATACTATCCATTTCTTGTCAAGTTCATAAATGTCCATCGTATCTCTTTCAACCATCTCAATAGCGAACCGTTCAGGGATGAGGCAAAGGGATTTAACTGGAATGTTAGATTGCTGTCTTTTTTGCCTACCTACAATACTGAGTGCTTCAGCGTTTCCCAAATTACTGTTGTGACTATTTGATGGATTATTATTGTATGAATCCCCCAAATTTACCCACATCGTTCCATCATCCCTCAGTACCCTCTTGCACTCATCCATAATCTGAAGGAGATGTTTGAGATAAAGATCAATGATGGGTTCGAGGCCAAGCTGGCCACGCCAGGCGGAACAGTGGAGACAGAACTGACCGGCCTTTGGGTTGAGTAAAAAATCCCCCCATTCATGCTCGCATCCTTCTGCCCCATCCCAAATTAAATCAGGGATATCATACTTCCTTAAAGGCCAATACGGAGGACTGGTGATGATGCAATTCACGGAATTGTCTTTCAGTGGTTGGGCCCTTGAGTCAGCCAGCATTCTTTGGCCTCTCAGTCTCCTTCTTCCCCTCGATCTCCTTCTTTCTCTCGACCGCCAACTTCACAAGGTAAACAATCTTGGCACTAAGCTCAAGAGTTGTTAGAACCCTGCCTACGTCTTCCGCCTCGTCCTCATCGTGGTGCTTCCCGTTGCCGATGATGCCGAGGTTCTTACTGAGAAGTTCGAGAGCTCTAACCTTATCGAAGACCCGGACTTTCTTTGTATGACCGACAAGGGTCCGGGCCTTTCCCTTGCCAATAAACTCTTCAAGAACCTCCACCCCTGCAATCGCGGCCGCTGCTTCATCTGACCACTCATGAGGAAGTTTAAGGCTGCCATCCTCGTTGTAAAGTTTTCGTAGATCTGAGAGGCCAACCCGGGCAACTTCAGTAAGAATCCGCTCTGAATGGACCCCGATCTTCCGAAGGCGCTCAGCCATCGCTTTTTCGATAGCTTCTTGAACTTGACTTTTCTTGACCAAACGACACGCAATCTCACTGGCCCGATGCTCCTTATATCCAACTACAATCGCCGCCCTCGTTGCATTCCAGTCCTTCTGGTACTCAGCGACAAAAAGCTTCTGTTTTTTCGTGAGTTTACGTTGCTTATCTTTCATCTTTTATACCCAATTTCCAATTACTACCTTGCGAATGGGCGATCCACATCTAACCTTTGGGGTTGTAAGGGTTTATTAAACGTAAGCACTTTCAACCATATTCTCCCATGGATAAATAATTTAATTCGTTCCTTCCAATTTAATTGCCAGCACGATATTACGGTTCCATCGTTACCTTTCCATGCCGGCAATGGCAGGTACTCTGGTTGATTTTTTGCGAAGGTAAAGTTAACCTCTTTAAATTTAATTGGCTTCATCCATGTCTCCTTATTTTGGTTCTATTCTCCTCCTGTAATGTATGCTCCCCGCGGAGGGCAGAGAGGATCGATCTCCACTTTCATGTCTCCGATCTCAAATATTCTTGTATTCTTTCTTCTATCCCCTTTATTGATTTCGTCAACCAAAAGATCGTGAGCACTGTTGGAAAGATAAATAAGATAAGGCGGGGAAATATTGTTTTCGACCAGTTTGATTCTTGCCCTCTGGATGACATCAATCATCATTTGTATTCCCGATAATCACAATCGAAGATCTCGGTATCGTCATCGAGATCCCGACATGGGAAATGTTTGCATCCTTCACAGAATTTTGACTTAAACCCTTTCATCCTACCTACGGGCTCCTTTGCCGATACTCCTGCCACGCCTTTTTCATCGCCTCTATCGCTCCATCGCAGGCACCACACCCCTGCAAATGATCAACCCACCCCTTTAGGCCACTAATCCCGCGACAGTCAGGGTCAGCCCCTACATCACGGGATAAATCTCCAACCGGATCATTTCGCTTTCGTTGTTTTTGCAGCCACGCTTTAAATGTCACCCCTCACTACCTCTGTCAGTTGACTTGCACTCAATTGCAACTTACCTTTGCCTTCAAAATGAGCAATGAGAAGGTTGATTAGGTCAAACAGGGTCAGGTCTGCCCCTACGTTCGGCCTATCCTTCTGCATCTGCTTTAACTCTGCGATAATTTTCTTGTTGGTCATAATTCAAATAGACTATAAACCCACCGCCAAACCCGCAACGAAAGCGATCACCCCCACGAGGCCCCATAATTGCCAATTCGACTTCGGCTTCACGGTCTCCGCCAGCTTAAGGGAGCGATCTACAACTTTTTCCATATCTCCCAACGCCCTTCTGGTTGCCAGAATTTCCATGTCTTTTATTTCGATCACCCTGTCTTTCAGACCAACCTCTTGTTTAGCGAGGTCTAATTCCTTTTCGAGATTGGCAATGCGTTGATCCTTTAGGGCGCTTTGCTCTCTCCTCAGTTCAAGCTCCCGCCGATCAAGATCACATTCCTTCTCGTTGCGAAGCATTCTTTGGGCATCAGGGAGAGGGAAACACAACTCTTGGCCGATAGCCACGCTTGCGAAACTCATCGGCAAGAGCGTTAGGATCAGTAGGAATGACAATACGGTCACGCTCATCCTTAAGACGACCAATCTCTGTATCCTTTTCATTGACCAACCTCGCTAATCGTTTAGACTCCGCTTCGGCGGCGGCCCTTTTTCGTTGGACATCTTTGACCTTGCTTTCCAGATCGGTAATAGCCCGTGCCTTTTCCACCTGGTCTTGCTTCAACTTTTCCACGATGGCCGTCTTATCTTCTCGAAGTTGATCGAGCGCCATGTTAAAAAGGCTTCGATTAAGAGCACGGGACGAGATGTAGTTCACGAGAAAAAGGATTGCAATAGCAATAGCGATCCAACCCCAAAGAGGTATCTTTTTAATCATATATTCCTTCCTATCTTAGTTTTTAAAGACAAACCATTTTCCGGTCAAAAGTCTGGCCATCAAAACTGCACCGGCCACAAAAACAATTGCAAGTAGTAATATATAACCTTCCACCTTTACCACCTCCTTGTTAACTCAAACCCTCCAAATAGTCTTTA